GGCGATGATATGCAGAACGTCTGACGGGGATCTGCTGGATACGCTGTGTTATCAGCATTACGGACATTTAAACGGCACGGTTGAGGCAGTGTTGGCGGCTAATCGCTTGTTGGCGGATGAGCCGCAACCGTTGCGCACGGGGTTGCTGATTACCTTCCCTGATCTGGCTGAACCACTGGCCGAGCAGGTGCAGTTGTGGGATTGAAGCTCGGAGAGTACTCATGAAACCCATCTTTCGAATTGTGGCAGATGGGGCTGATATCACGGCCCTGATTAACGACCGTCTTTTGCTGTTGCGCACGCTGGACAAGCCTGGCATGGAGTCGGACGAGTTCGAGCTTCGTATCGATGACCGTGACGGCGCTGTGGCCCTACCCAAAAAAGGGGCTTCGATTGAGATCTACCTGGGCTACGACCGCAAGTCACTGGCCCGTCTGGGTCGCTACACCGTCGACGATATCGAGGTCTCTGGTCCGCCTGACACTCTGGTCATTCGAGGAAAGGCCAGTGACATGCGCGGCAGCGGCAAGACCATACGTAGCGGTAGTTGGGAGAATGTACCGTTATCCAAAATCGTCAGCGATGTTGCTGCTCGCAACGGCTGGAAGCCTGAATGCCCGCTTACCACGGTGGTACCTCGGGCGGACCAGTTGAACGAGTCAGAGTTCAACTTCATCACCCGACTCGCCAAGGATCACGACTGCACGGCCAAGGTCGCCGATAGCAAGCTGCTGGTGCTGCCTCGCCAAAGCGGGCAGACCGCCAGCGGTAAGAGCCTGCCAGCGATCACCATCCGACGCAGTGAGGTCAGCCGCTGGCAGTTCCGCTTCACCGACCGCACCACGCAGAAAGCCGTTAAGGCCAAGTACCAGGACAAGAAAACCGGCGAACTGGTCAATCTGACCCTGGACAACGACGATGCGCCTGCAGGGTTGCCACCCGTTCATACCGACCGGCACATCCATCCGAACAAATCCGCTGCAGAGCAGGCGGCCAAGGCCCGACTTGCGGCGTTCAACCGCTCGACCGCCGAGGTCCGGCTGGAGATGATTGGGCGCACCGATCTGTTTGCTGAACGGCAGATCAGCGCGCAGGGCTTCAAGGACGGCTTGGACGGTGAGTTTCTGGTCGATTCGGTGGAGCAGGTAATCACCCAGTCCGGCTGGAGCACCACGGTTGAGTGCAACGCAGGGAATAAGGGGAAGTCTAATGCTTCTGAGCGAACACCGAAAAAAACTAAAACCCTAAAGGCTTTGGAGTTATAAGTTTAATGTTCTAATACTTCATGAATGATGTTCATGAGCAAGGTATAGTGTGGGTAGTCTGTTTCGTTGCGATCAATTTTGGGGCCGGGCTCTTGAGTCGAAATGTTCCCTTCTTTATCGAACAGATACTCTGCTATAGAAATCTCTTCTTTTGTGCCAAATTTTAATATGGAGATTCTAAGTTTTCCGAATATCTCGTTTTCGATAAGAATTGGCGTCATGGTAAGGCTAAAGTTTTTCTCTAGTGCTGATCCTTCGACCCTAAGGCTATTTGTCTCAAACTGCTCAAACCTTAAAATTTCTTTTAAGTTGTTTTTGGATAGTTTTAACCAGTGATCGAATACGTCAGCTATGTTCCTCTTGATGTACTCCCACCTACGTTGATGCTTGATAAGTTCGAAAGTCACGTCGTCTGTATCCATGATTTTTATAATGGTCATTCGTTGTGCGCCATGTTTTTAGGTGTGAGCTATTGGTAAAGGTTTCTGGTTCGAATTGCAACTCTTACTTATTCCCCCTGCGAGATCCGTCATGCCAATTACGATAAACCAGCTGTCGTTAATAATGCCCAACGCCCGCCGTCAAGCGGGCTTTTTTGTATCCGCGCTCAACGCGGCCATGATCAACCGCAAGATCGACACTCCAAAACGGCAGGCGGCGTTCCTTGCCCAGATCGGCCACGAGTCCGGCCAACTGCAGTACGTGCGTGAACTGGGGAGCGATCAATACCTCAGCAAGTACGATACCGGCCCGCTGGCTGCCAAGCTGGGGAACACGCCGGCAGCCGATGGTGACGGCCAACGCTTTCGCGGTCGTGGGCTGATCCAGATCACCGGCCACGACAACTACCTGCGCTGCAGCCTGGCACTGTTCGGCGATGAGCGATTATTACGCACGCCGGACCTGCTCGAACTGCCGCAATGGGCTGCTGAGTCGGCCGCGTGGTTCTGGTCGATAAACGGATTGAACGCGCTGGCGGATCAAGAGCAATTCAACGCCATCACCCGGCGAATCAACGGCGGCCTCAATGGCTTGGAGGATCGGCTGCAACTGTGGGCCAGGGCGAGGGCGGTGTTATGCGTCTCTTCGACCTGATCCCCACGCAATACCGGATTGCGGCGGTCGGCCTGCTTCTGGTGATGTTGGCCGCCGGATCTGCTGCCCTGGCCTGGACCGCTCAAGACTGGCGCTACGGCAAGCAGCTGGAGCAACAGGCCCGGCTCCATGCCGACACCCTCAGCGAGTTATCCCAAGCCGCTGCCGCCTTGCAACGCAAAGAGCAGGACAAGCGCTTTGCACTTGAGCAGCGCCTGCACAACAACGACGAAACCCACTACAAGGAATTGACCGATGAGCAAACCAAGCAGGCTCGTCTGCGTGATCGCCTGGCTACTGCTGATCTGCGGTTGTCAGTCGTACTCGCCGCCACCGATGCCACCAGCAGCTGTTCAGTGCCAGCCACCACCGCCACCGGCCGCGTGGTTCATGGCCCCACAAGAGCCCAACTTGACCCAGCGCATGCTCAACGAATTATCGGAATCACCGATGCGGGCGACCGAGGATTGATCGCGCTTAAAGCTTGCCAAGCTCACGTTACGACAATATCCCTCCGGCACCATGAGTGATTACTTTAAGCTAGGGCTAAACTTAATAGGATTTTTTATATATGGTCTGGTGGTTTGCTCTATTAACGTATCTTTCCCAAGGGCGAGCGCGCAATTAGTAAGAAAGAGTGAAAGTATCATCACGGTTAATGTCATTATTTGCTGGCTGTTGATTGTAATAATATCAGTGGTCAGCCCTAATGCTAAAACTCCAAGTGTGGCACCTAAGCCAGTTCTGGTGATAGTAAGAAATCCTGCTCCTACTTCTGCAATGTTTTTATGGATAAAATTAAAGGTGTCTATGCTTTTGTCAGAGCTGAACCGTATACTATATTTAATGATAAATACTAGGGCGTAAGGAGCAACAAGATATGCCGAGTACTGAATTAGTGGGCCGATTGCAAGGAGACCTTGTACGATTTCATTAACATCTTTTTCGGTAGAGCTAAAGAATACAGTCGGTAGAGTTCCCAATAGCGAGGCTAAGATAAGTTCACTTGGAAATTTACTTATTAAAGCAATCGTATCCCTTTTAAAATTGCTAGGTTTTTTGTTCATTGGCAAGATCCCCGAGGGTGCGCGATGAAGTGATTTTGTAAAAAGGAACGAGCCGGATGGATGCGTCAACATTCATACCGGCTCGCCAAACCCGCAGACCAACCCTGCAAGCCCGGCCATGGCTCCTGCCTTGTGCACAAAGCACGGCGAGCCTAGCACCTGTTCATCCATACAGTAAAGGTCTTGCACCCATGTCCACACCCATCGTCCCTTGGATGGGCGGCAAACGCCGTCTGGCCGACCGTCTTATCCCGCTATTCCCCCCTCACGAGTGCTACGTTGAAGTCTTTGCCGGTGGCGCCGCGCTCTACTTCATGCGCCCCCAGGCCGCGCCGGTTGAAGTTCTCAACGACATTAACGGCGACCTGGTGACGCTCTACCGCGTGGTGCAGAACCACTTGGAAGAATTTGTACGCCAGTTCAAGTGGGCGCTCAGTTCTCGGCAGGTGTTTGAGTGGCAGAAGATGACTCGCCCTGAAACCCTCACTGATATTCAGCGTGCCGCGCGGTTTTTCTACCTGCAGCATCACGCGTTCGCTGGCAAGGTCACTGGACAGACGTTCGGTACCGCTACGACTGGACCGGCCATCAACCTCCTGCGCATTGAGGAAAACCTTTCTGCAGCATGGCAGCGGTTGTCAGGCACCTATGTCGAAAACTTGGGCTGGCTTGAGTGTGCCGAACGCTATGACCGTGCGCACACGTTTCACTACATGGATCCGCCTTACTGGCAGACCGCCGGTTATGGTGTGGATTTTCCCTTTGAGAATTACGAGCGCATGGCGGACTTTATGCGTCGCTGCAAAGGCAAGGTTATGGTCAGCATCAATGATCACCCGGACATTCGGCAGGTCTTTGAAGGCTTCCATTGTGAAACCGTTGATATTCGCTACAGCACTACCAACCAGCGGCAGGGAAGGGCCGATGTCAGTGGCGAATTGGTGATCATGAACTGGGAGCCAGCCGCATTAGGGGGGCTGTTTTGATAGTCGCCATGCTCGATCTGATTGGCTTGCTATGTGTTTATGGTAGAGCGTTACTGTGGACACGGAAACGAAGGATGAGCCCCATGGAAAACGCTGACCACCATTTGAATGTCCTGCCCTCTGAGCTTCTTGCAGCGGCCGCGCGAGGAGAGATTGACCTTAACCAGTTGGCTGCTGTTGTGTTGGCTGGCCGTGGGCTTGATCGCAACGCGACCTGGGTAGGCTTCCCGGCGGCCGCTCGGCTGCTCGATCAGCACCGGCAGGCTTAATCATTTTCTGAAGGCAAAGGGAGCAGTAGTTTGGCTCCCTGATGTTTCACGTTCCCTACCTCTCTGCCAACTGCATACCACTCAAAACCCTCGGTTGGTTGGCAGCACTCTTTGGCTATTTCTTCGGCACGCTCTGGCGCCAGATCTGGATCCAGCCACTCCCTGGCATGCTCTGGTGTCAGCACCAACGGTTTGCGGTCGTGGATGTCCACCATGCCCTGATCGCTGGCGGCGGTGATGATCACGAACCCATCCCCGTCGTGGGGATCCAGGCCAGGATGAACTTGAGCGAGCGCGCCAAAGAACATGGGCTTCTGACTCTTTAGGCGAATGAAGTAGGGCTGCTTTCTCTTTGGATCGTCGGGGTCTTTGACCCACTCGTACCACCCTTCACTTGGCACCAGGGCTCGGCCATTCGGCCAAAGTTGCTTGAAGAACTTTCCCGTGGTGACCGTCTCTACGCGGGCGTTGATCGGATCGGCGCGCTTGCCCTTGGCCCAGAAGGGCGCCCATCCCCATTTGACTGCATCGATATGCAGCCCATCCTCTGCGGCGTGTAGCACCTGCACCCGTGTGGTCGGGGCGACGTTGTAGCGATCAATAGGCTGAGCGTCGTAACCGCTGAACAGCTCTATCTGGGGGCTCAACTCTTCAATGAAGATCGCCATCCCTTCGTACTGCACGAATCGTCCGCACATACGCACCTTTCCGCCTGTCGAAATCACCTACAGAAAAATTGACCGCAAGCGTCCTACAAAGTTAACTGTACATTCGTACAGTATTTGTAAAAGGGCGCATCATGAGCTTCACCATTCTAGGTCCTATCGCTGAGGCAGGCGCGAAGCTGCCTATGTGTTCGTTCCAGGTCCCAGCCGGTTTTCCATCGCCGGCAGCGGATCATATTGAGCAGCACATTTCATTGGATGAGGTCCTGAATATCCGTGCACCGCATGTGTACTTGGTAGCAATCACCGGTGAAAGCATGCAGGGGATTGGTATTTTTGAAGGCGATCTCGCGGTGGTGGATCGTGCCATTGAGCCGGTTCACGGGCATGTGGTGGTGGCGCTGCTGAACAATGAGCCCGTCTGCAAGCGCCTGTGCAAGCGCGGCCGGGAGGTGGTTCTTCTATCAGAGAACCCCAAGTATCCGGCACGTTACGTTCTCGAAGGGGATGAGCTGTCAATCTGGGGTGTGATCACTAGCACAGTGCGCAGCCATGTCTAAGCAGCAACCGACTTTTGCCCTGATCGACTGCAACAGCTTCTATGCCAGTTGCGAGCGTGTATTCCGACCGGACCTGGCGAAGGTGCCCATCGTGGTACTGAGCAACAACGATGGCTGTGTTATCGCCCGTAGCTACGATGCCAAGCCCTTCATCAAAATGGGCGAGCCGTATTTCCAGATCAAGCACAAGCTCAAGCAGCACGGTATTGTCCCGTTCTCCTCCAACTATGCACTGTACGGCGACATGAGCGAACGCGTGATGAGCCTGATTGAGGCGATGGTGCCGGCGGTTGAGGTGTATAGCATCGATGAGGCATTCGCCGATTTGACCGGTATCGATGGGCTGGATGCGTTGGGCCGGCAAATTCGCGCCCATGTGTTCCGCTGCACCGGTATCCCTGTCGGTGTAGGTGTCGCTCACACCAAGACCCTGGCGAAACTGGCAAACCATACCGCGAAGCGCCTGCAATCCCAAACCGGTGGGGTGGTCAACATCACCGACCCGGTTAAGCGCGACTGGGTGTTGCGCAATACGGACGTGGCGGAAGTGTGGGGCGTTGGTCGCAAGATGAAACTTCATCTTGATGCGATGGGCATAAAGTCTGCAATGGACCTAGCTAAAGCGGACCCTTCAATGCTGCGCAAGAAATTTAGCGTAGTGATCGAGAAGACAGCCAGGGAGTTGGGCGGTACACCTTGCTTGGAACTGGATCAGCCAGATCCACCAAAGCAGGAGATCTGCTGCAGTCGCATGTTCGGCCAGCGGCTGACGGAACTGCCGCCTATCAAAGAGGCGGTGGCCACCTACATGATGCGAGCTTCTGAGAAGCTTCGCGCTCAGAACTCGCTGTGCAAGAAAGTGCGCGTTTGTATTCGCACCGGGATGTTCAATCCTGAAGAGGCGAAATACGCCAACGGTGTGGTGGTAGATATGCCGTACCCAACTGACGACGTTCGTCTGCTCACCCAGGCGGCAGTAGGGGCGCTTGATCGTGTATTTAGACCAGGCTTCAAATATAGCAAGGCGGAGGTGCTGCTGCTCGACCTATGCCAGCCTGGCGAGTACACCGATGATCTGTTCGCTGCATCGCAACCTGCCGAAGCGACACGGGTGATGACCGTGTTGGATCAGATCAACGAGCGTTGGGGGAAGGGCACGCTCCGCTCTGCAGGGGTGCCAAAAGATCCTGATTGGGCCATGCGGCGTGATTTGCTGAGTCAAAGCTATACAACCAAGCTAAATCAGCTTTGGTCTGTAGCATGCAGGTAACGACCACTTTCGGCCAAAAGCATTCACTCTGCGACAGCCATTGAGTTTGCCCGAAGAGCTCTCGTAGCAGAAAGATTTCAAGCCGCAAGCTTCGGACTCACGTGCTAGCCCTGATGACAACCATCCGGAATCCAAAGCTGTACCGTGACCTTTCACCAGAAAAAAACACTAAATGATCAGCCTTGACGCATGGTGTTCAAGGAGTTAAGGCGCTACCATAAAGGCTGTTTGCCATTATCGAATGCATTTTTATCTGAGGTCATGATGATATCAGAACTGCAACTGCAGAATTTTAAATCCATACACATGGACAGTCCTATTGTTTTAAATAGCTTCTCATTATTGTGCGGATCCAATAGCAGCGGAAAAAGTTCTTTAATACAGTCAATCCTAATGCTCGCTCAATCATTCTCGAATCGACTGTTAGATAATAACGTTGTTCTAAATGGGCATTTTTGCCGACTCGGATCCTACCAAGACATACGCAATCACTCCGCAACTGATGATGATGAAGTAAGTGTAAAGTTCAGGATGCCTCTTGAGCGGAGATATGGTATTGAAGAGCTCAGAATAAAAGAGATAAATTGCGAAATAACATTCGGCAAGAGAGGCAAACGCCTTAACCCTGAGGACGACTATCATCCGCCTATTATTCGAGCATCATATGAAATATTGAGCGAAAACTATGCGGGACAGCTTACTTATGACCTAGTATCTATACGACAGCCTTTGGATGAAGAGTCAATAAGTTCTAAAAGCGAATTTCCTTACCATCTGGTAGAGGTTTTCGTAACGTCGCGTGAAGAAAGGTTAAATAAAGAGTATCCGGGATTTAAAGTGCTTGGCGCTTCAAAGTCAGGGATCATGCCTACAAGTTTTATTATTGAGTACGATTACACTCAAAAACTAAGCCATTATGTAATCGGCTTATTGGTTAACGATGGAGATAAGAGAAAAAGACTTCAGGACATGGAAGGCGATGACGGTGACATTCTCCTTCCGAAGTGCTTTTTTTCTTGTTTAAAAAATGTGATTGAACGTGAGCGCGAATATTTAAATACTCATATTGAAATCCCATCTGAAATCATGGAGTTTGTAAGGACCGATAGTAGCCTGCACAAGCTTTCAGAGAAAGATGTAAAAAGATTCATGGTCAATGCTAACTTTGCAATTGACTTTGAGTTGATTGAGTCCTCTTTTGGGGGGGTTAAAAGCGTTAAAATGCGAGACTGGAAGCTTTTCATTAATGGTCTCGAAGAAAAGGTTAAGAAAAGCCTTATATCGCTTGTAGATAAATATAGAACAGATTTGCAAGAAGCTTGGCGACTTGGTTCGGAAACCGATATGCGCCGAACCACTTACAATTCTAGGCTATTTTCTGAAGCGGTGGATGTTCTTACTCAGTATTTTACTCGTAGCGTAAAATATCTCGGGCCACTTAGGAATGAGCCACAGGGTGTTTATGCATCCCTAGGCTATGACGAACCCAATAGTGTTGGCCTGAAGGGGGAATATACCGCCGCCGCGTTACATATCAATAGAAATAAAATTGTTTCATATTTATCTCCGATTCAAGAAGGCATCCACGGCTTCTCTCACAAAAAGAAAACTCTTACATTAAAAGACGCTTGTCAAGACTGGCTATCCTATCTTGGAGTGGTCGAAAAGTTTCATACAAGAGACAAAGGGAAACAAGGGTACGAGCTTTATGTAAAGGTTGTAGATGGTGAGAATTGGCAGGATCTAACTCATGTTGGTGTGGGGGTTAGCCAAGTACTACCTATTGTATTGATGTTTCTGTTGTCATCACCTGATGATATTCTGATTTTTGAGCAGCCGGAGCTGCACTTGCATCCGAAAGTTCAGTCAAGATTGTGCGACCTTTTTATAACAATGGCATCCGCTGGACGTCAATGTGTGATAGAGACACATAGCGAATACATGATTAATCGTTTAAGACTCAGGATCGCTCAATCGGAAGATAAAGAGATTAGTCAAAATTCATCCGTGTACTTTATAAGCAAAGATAATGGATTGTCTAATTTCGAGAGGGTTAATATTAACGAGTTCGGCTCTATTTCCAGTTGGCCTAAAGACTTTTTTGATCAAACGGATCGTGAAATCGAAACCATTATGATGGCGGCTGCTCGCAAGAAAAAAATGGAGAGGCAAGGGAATGCAGGCGATTATTAAGTACGAGTATTTGCTTTCTCCTGCTTTCGGTAGCGATGCGGATATGCTGCGTCTGTCCTCTGAGTTGGAAATGTTATCGGAGCATATTGATATAGGCAATGATGCTCCCATGATCGAAGACGACACTATCGGCAGGATGATTGAGGCTGGCTTATATCCGAGCACCGATCTATTCCAAGAACGTTTGTCAAAGCTTCCAAAAGGATTTCCATATTGCGCGCATGATATTGTACATATGGTAAATCGCATAGTCCAACGAGGCCGCTGCGCATCAGATATTGCTTCCTCCCTAGATGTTGAGTGGCAGGTTAAAAGCTTAGCGCCACACTTCGTAAATGTGCTCGCGCAACGCGCGTTAGAAATGAATGTTTTGTATGAGAAGATTGCAATTTCTAATTACCTGGAAAAGGCAGATTACTCTACGCTTTATCATTGCAGTAGAAATATTAATATTTTCCAAAGGGTGTCATTTCAAGGTGTTGCACTAGATATATATCCTGAAAATGGGTATATATTCCCCTTGAGTATCACAACGGATGCAAGAATATTTCATAGCTATAAAAAATACTTATCTGAAAAAAATGGCGAATCGCTTTTTTCCAACTCTGACGAAGAAAGTATTAAGAGGGCGTTTTATGTAGGGGCTCTTAATCTTGAGTCAGTCAGCGGTGGAGCTTTAACAGCTAAGTCATGGAGAGACTTTGATATCGGAATGTCTTTTTATCGTTCACTAGTGGAGTGTGAATGTGCTCCAGGCATGAACTTTAGTACGGTTTTATTTGATACGGTTGCTCATATTCTTGCCGGTGCGCCGAAATCAAGTCTAGATGTATTTACGAAATCAAGAGACTCAGATGAGCCTAGAACACATGGTAAGTTAATAGCTTACAGAACACATGTGACAACGGGGAATCGTGCATTACGTCTGATGTATTGGCAAGCGCCATCGGGTGTAATTATATTTGCAAATGTTGGTAATAAGTTCGACCTTAAAATAAGTCCACCATAGGTGTTTAACGGTATGCTCGATTGTGTTTTGTTGGCTTTCTAAAGCTCACCCAGCATGCCATGAATGCGATACGGTACGCTTTTTCGCGCCATTGTATTTATATTCATCATACCGCTTACCTGTGTGTTGAAACTTGGACATGCGTCATCTTTGGCCGAATCAGCCGGATGCTGAACTTCTGGAGAATGCCCGCTCATAAGCGGCCGCTTGTGGCCGATTTCTGCCCGTCACGAACGGCAGAAGTCGGCCAAAAGCAGTCATAGAGATTTTACAAAGCTGTGGCGATTCAGTTGGCAACTCAGGGCAGCAAGCCTCAGGGATGCAAACGGCGCTGAATGTCCGCTTCGGTGTCCTCTCTCCTTGCTTCATGGTCATATGTCTTGGCTAATGCCATCAGCAGTTTCGAAGCAATAAACGGATGAGATATCTGTAGCTCCCTTCCCCAGCCCCGATATTTTTCAGCAAGCACGCGCTCTTGTTCCCCCCCTTCACCCCGCAAATGCGCACCACGCGAGTTATAAACTCCAGTGCGAGCACCTCGCATCATCGCCTCAGATTGAATGTCCTCCATCACAGCACGCACCGCTTCACAGGGCCAAATACCGTCCTTACCCTTAGATGCATGTGATAGTAGCTCACCAATACGGCTGTCCCCAACATCTGCACGACTCAGTTCGTTACATGACTGCCGAACATTGGTGACCCACGCCGCCAAGCGCGCCTCGTTAACCTCGCCAGAGGCCATCTCACCAGGAATCCGACCTAGCGCACTCAGCAGTTTGTATCCGCGCGTAGCCATTTCACTTACACGCTCGGGTGGCACACAAAACTCATCTGGGTCGACCCCTCCATCCGCACGCTTAAACATCCAGCACATAGCCTGGACGAAAAACTCCGGGTGCGTATCTACGTACTGCTCAAGGTGCGGTATGTTCGAGCTCTCTCGCCTCGCAAAAGGCTGACCCAGAACCTCGATATATGCGAACTCCAAACCTGCCTTCTGTTCAATCGACAGACTCGAACAGCTGCTCATACGTTTGAACGCCTCCTCTACGTAGTAAGGCTCAAGCATATATTGCCCAGGCAGATCGCTTCCTCCGCGGGCCATCTCCGACATCAACCGAAAGATAAGCTCTGGATCCGCTTTCGATAATACATAACGAATGCAAGAAAATGCCGCCCTCGGTCTTTCCGCCTTGAGAAGTCGCTCAATAGCCTCATTACGCTCAGACTCTGAGTCGCTGCTCCAATCTGGTACCACTTCGCTCCAGTACTGAGACTGAGTGCGCTCACACAGGGTATCTACCAAACTCCAAGTAGAGTGGCCAAAAGGAGCAAGCAACAACAAACTAGCCACATCCTCTTCGGGTAAGCTCTCCACCAGACTCGACAAAACTTCATTGAGCTGATCGTCTGGCAGAGCTCGTAGCGCTCCGCTAATAAGATCCATGTGCCCATCGGAACGAATTGCTTCAAGCGCATTACGAAGTAACGTCAGCAATTCAGGCTCAGGCAACACGGATCTGGCGGCAAGAGAGCCGACAATCCATGCTGCATTTCCACGCTCAGCCAGCTCAAGAATCCCACTGGACCCGCGGTGCGCAAGAATTTTGCCTAGAGCCTCTGCCCTTAGGCGGTTGATCCTCTCATCGCGACCACGATGGTCGAAGCTCGCTAAGTCCTCAAGCTCGTCAGCAGACTCCTCAACCCATGCAGCGTGAAATAGCCACAAATGCTTATTCACAACGTCATTAGGCGCTAACGCGTCATAGACGGACTTACCTGCTATAACCAGCGCAGCATGATCACCATCTTTTTTCATATGCAGTGCAGCACGTCGCGACAGTGTCGATCTCCGAACCTTCTCTCGCATTGCAGCCTTGTCAGCGTCACTGGCTTGAGTATTCGCCCAGTGTTCGATCATCGCCCAGACTCGAGCCTGATCCTCTTCATTCAATACCCGCAAGCGCTCGACCAGCTCACCGAGCATGTCCAACGTGTACGCATGCCAACTCAGTACTAGCGTTACCACTTCCCTCTTGAACTCTAGTATTGGTTCCCATGTCGCAAAGGGCTCACCATAGCCGTAACCATCATCACGCCAGCGTGGCTTGTGGCTATAGTCACCTACGTTATTGTGAAGACTGAGTTCCGCCATGCAGATATTCCAAGCAACATCGGGAAACTTGGCCACTAGTTGTTTCAGCAGGGCCACACGCTGTTGAAGGCTAGCGGCGGTCTGGGGCATCCAAGCACGGAAAATTGCTCCCAATGAGTGAGCCGGCTTGTTGAGCCAGTTGTCCTTGATCTCGATCTGCGAGAGCTGCGCCAGAATAGATACAGCATGCGAAACAGTTTTCGGGCTCCAGGAGAGGCCCTCAAGCGCCCAAAGCAGTCCCGTACGACTTGGAGTGGCGCCAAAGACTCCAGGGCTCACTGGCCTCAAAAGACCAAGCACAGCCGGAACTTCATTCTGAAGGTCTTGCCTTATGATGGATAGGAACTCGTCAGGAGCTGCTTCGGCATAAGTGGGAAGGTCTCGATCATTGGCTTCCAGCACTCGCGTAGTTAACGGAGGGCCCAATAGATCGCGAACCACACTGTTCACTTCGGCTTCTATGTCAAAACCAAAGCTCTCCTTGAACACCTCATGACCGTGAACAGAGAGAAGTACTAGCGTCTCCGAAATTCCGTCTCTAAAAGCGCTGGAGAACTCACGCACCTTGCCCTCAGCGGCAGCTCTCCAGCGCTGATCTTCATCCAGATCAAGCGCGGGATCGTCCTCTCCAAGCACAACTCTCGCCACCTCGAAGTAGCGCCTCATATGAGCCGCCGTCACCTCAGCGGCAACGGCAAAGAGTAGATCCAGCTTTGAAATTACCCCTCTCGCCGCACCCACCATCCAAACTGGTGCATCGTTAAGCGTGGCCAAGCTCTGGCAATCTTTCTCAAGCTCGTCGTAGAGGCGACCCCCAGCCAGCTTCGACAGCCAAGATTTATCCGCCTCATTGCGGCTGTCCCAGGCTCCTACAAATAGAAATGGAACAAGCTTGGCTGCGGTTTGAGGATCTGCGGCCCACGCCGGCAACTTAACAGCAGGGAGTGAAGAAAGCTGGCGGCGGAGTACCGTTAGAGAACGGCCAGAGGCCTTCGCTAGACGAGTAATTTCATCTCGGCTCATGTCCATACTCTCAAGCGCCGCAGTGAACGTCTGCGAACTGGCCGACTTGAGCAATATGCTCGGAGAAGTGCCTACCGCATTACGTGGGTAAATCACAAACGAGTGCATGGAGCTGGCGTACGGAGCGAGTTCCCGTTCTACGTCACGCGTATAGACGACGGGGATAAAGGCTTGTTTGGCTGAGGCTAGCCGGGGCAGAACTCCGGGCCTGTCGAAGACCAACACGCGATCTCGATATGCAGCTAATTCGCTACCGCCGTATTCGCTGAGTAGCTGAGCAAGGAAGGCGAGCGCCTCCTCAACAGAATCGGCTGCGATCACGATAGGCCCAGCAGGTGGACTCGACAGGTAAGAATCTACAGCCCGTTTAGCAGCCTCGATCGCTGAAGCGAATAAATCTCCCACAAGCGGCGGACTCGATACCTCAGCCCAGTCGGACCAGCATTTGTCGAGAGAGCGTACATCTTGAGCCGGAATATGTGCTTCGCTTGCAAACCAGGCCTGGCCAGGTAACGACTGTTCTAGCCACTGTTCAAGATCACTAGCGTCATACGCCCGAACATTTTTCCACTGCTTCAACTCTTTCTTAGAAGCCACCCAGGCGCCTTTTCCAGGCCAACGGCGGGGCGTTACGAAAATGAAGGTCATCTTCTTGCAAGCTGAAAGGCCAAGAGCTTTTACGCTCTTTTCATAGTCCCCATTGGCTTTCGAACGAGGCTCTTCATTGGTGCCGAATTCCCAGCCAGAACATCCTTCGGGGATCCATGGCGTACCTTCACCAGCCTCAACGAGGCCGTCCCAGCCCGGTCGCTCAGCGTCATCATTACCAGGGAAATCAACCTTAGTGAGCCCAGCACCGGTCGAGTGGACCAAAGTACGCAAAAACACCGCAAATCGAGTTCGCGCCTGAATGTTGTGAGAAACCCATTCTTCGATGGCATTCGCCCTGATCGTCAAAAATGGCGGGACATAGGTCATTGCACTGGCTGGCGATACTTTCCTGCTGGCCTGCGCCGCCTCATATTGGGACTGCATCTCCATCAAATCCTTGAGCGGCACCTTAAAAGCCCTCTCCAACCGTGCAGCCATCTCAGCCGACAAGGCTGAATTGCCATTTAGGAGATTCGACAACGCTGGACGCCCTACACCCATTAGCGATGCGGCCTTGGTAACTGTCATCCCAGCGGGAATCACTTCAGCCTTAATTCGCAAACCTGGGTGAGGAATATCTTGGAAGGTCATTGATGAGCCCTCGGGGCGAAGTAAAGGAGCATGATCAGGATCGGAAAGCCTGGCGTGTCGTGTAGCGATACACAATACATATATTGTCTTTCCGATATACTCTCTCCGATTACCTACCCCCAACTCCCGATGCGAGCCACCACGCTGCAAAATCTCTGCCGATATGGCGCCAGACTCTATACCGAGCGCGTGCAAAAGGGGCGGGTGCCAGCGGAACTGCTCACATCGAGCGCTCATTCCCGATGGCACGACGTGGGCAGAGGTCCGACAAACATCGTCAATTGGACGGCTCGTGTTCTTCTCCAAAGGCCGCTTCTGACCGAAAGCAGTCACGATGTATTTCGTAAAACTTTGGCAATTCTGGGGCTTGTGTTGATTAGGCAGGATGCCCGGGAGGACAAAAACGGTTCCCAAACTCAAAACGCACCCCTTGCAGAATGCTGTCTGTAGGCTGACGCGTTGCGAGGAGTAATGGAACGCCGACGGCTTTCAAGACATTGGCCCGCGTGAATTTGCATAGCGGTCTTGAAAACCGGCGGACGTTAATAGCGTCTCCAGGGTTCGAATCCCTGGTTTCCCGCCAAGATTCAAACGAAAGCCCCGCAATTGCGGGGCTTTTGTGTTTCTGGGGTTTGGCAAAACTCTCAGCGTAGGGATGGATCGTTTCCAGATCATTTCAGCTGGTTTCCTACGGTCCCCACCAGATTTGTGAGCGAGGTGTGTAATGCGTAGCGCCACTCGATCAACCCTGCGGGTTTGGTCGCCTCTTTAAGTGCAGCCATTTTTGCACTGTGTATTCCTTCCAGGAATGCGCCACATAAAACTAATGAATTTTTATTATTGCGGTGTCTGGCTTAGCTTGGTGTCAGGACATGGAGACCCGCATTGAAATCATCCCCTCTCGACTCAGTTGAAAAATTTGATACCGCCCGAGCCAATGAGTACGGTCGACAGAGCCGTATTGCGTTAGCGGGATATGACGCCTGCCAAGACTTGGCTGCGTGCATGCTGGCGGCAAGCCTGGGTAATACAAGTTCGGCAAAAATCCTGGTCG